AATTAGAAACTAATGCTTGGCTAGATGACAATGGTACAAATGTAGCAGTATCTAGTATTGTATCAGGAATTGCTATTCAAGTTAACGCTGTACTTGCAAGCAACCCAGCAACACCATTTAATATACTAGGACGTCTAAGCGGCGCTACAACAACTGTATCTGCTGTAAGTGCTAACACAGGAACTGTATTAGAACTAGACGTTAACAACTCATTCGGATTTCAAGTAGGAGAAGGGCTGAACATTATTGCATAAATATTGTAACAGCAAGGATTAATATATGGCTTTAAATTTTCCAGACGCACCTAATGCAGACGATACTTATACTGAAGGTAGTGTAACCTGGGTATATGACGGCACTGTATGGAACATACAAGCAGGTGCGGCATCATCAGATCAAAACTTATTTGCAACAGTTAATGCAGATACAGGAACAGTAACAGCATCTAATACAACTGATGCATTAACGGTTGCTGGCGGAACAAACGTAACTACTGCTATTGTTGGAAAGACACTTACTATTAATTCTAGTGCAGTAGGCGGCTCGTCAGATGTTATTAAAACAGTTACTACTGATGACGGATCATTTACAGCAAGTGGAGAAGCTACTTTACAAATTTTAGGTAGAACAAATATTTCTACAGAGCTTACTACTAATACAAACGAATTACATATTGATTTAGATGCACACAGTATTGACTTTTTAAGTGATGTTGATACAACAACTTCTGCACCAGCAGTTGGACAAGTATTAAAGTGGGATGGCACACAATGGGCACCAGGCTTTGACTCTACAACAGGCGGTGGCGGTACTGATGCAGATACTTTTGACGGATTTGACAGTACTTACTTTTTAAACTATAATAACTTAACCAATACACCAACTGTTGCTACACTATCAGACTTTAGTGTAGGCAATGAAAGAACAGCAGACGGTAACGGTGCTATTGAATATGATAATACAACAGGTGTGTTTAGATATACACCACCAACGCCCGGCGGCATTGGAGCATTAAGTGCAGAAGTAAATGATTTATCAGCGGCAGTTGTTTGGGACGATGTACCAGATGCAAATATTACACAATCAAGTGTTACACAACACAAAGCCGCACTAAGTGTAACAGAATCACAAATTACTGACTTGGGCAGTTATATTACAGACTACACTGTAGTTGCTAGTGACTTAAATGCTATTAGCGTAGGCGCACTTAGTGATGTTGATCTTACTGGAGTTGGTAACGGAGAAGTGTTAGCATGGAACAATACTAACAGTAGATTTGAACCAACATCTCCTGCAGGATCAGGCGGTATTGCATTAACAGATTTAAGTGTAACAGCAAATGCGGCAAGCGGTACAGGCGCACTTGTGTATGATAATACTACTGGAGCATTTACTTATACACCACCTGCGGCAGGCGCAACTGAGATTAACGATTTAAGTGATGTTACTATTGCTTGGGTTGGTAACTTACCATTAGATAATAAAGGACAGTTATTAAGTTGGACTGGTAGTACATTTATTAACTACACAGGTACTACTATTGATAAGATTACAGAAAACACATTAGTAGAATTTCAAGTTGGTAATGTAGGTACACAGTCTTATAATTTCTTTCCACACTATTCAGGACAAAATCCAACGATATATGTAATGTCAGGTACAACAGTTTCGTTTAAATTAGACGGAGCCCAAGGACATCCATTTGCTATACAAGATCCTACAGGAACTACAATTACAGATGCTACACAAATTTTCCATGTACAAACTAATGGTAATAAAACTACTGGCTCATTAGCACAAGGTAGATCAGAAGGTGTATTGTATTGGAGAATACCTGAAACTTATTCAGGTGGTTATAGATATCAGTGTACTGCTCACCCTGCTATGGTTGGATCAATTCAAATAAAAAGATTTAGTCAAATTTAAGTAGACTATTTAACTCACGTCTTAGATCAACAGTTTCTTTAATAAGAGAATTAATATTAGCTAGTTTAGCATGTCCTCTACTAGACGAATGTACTGTATCTATATTTTTTATTTTATCTTTAAGAGTTGCAAGTAACTGTTCGCAATGTAGTTTTCCTTTTGAATTAGTTACTTGTGTAATTGCTTGTTCCCAACGCAGAATATCTTCTACATAGTCGTTATGCTGTGCTAGTGTGCGCAAGTTCTTCTCCTGTTGGAGTTAAGTTATATATGTCAGCATCATCGTCAATGTCGCCAACTTCAGTAAAACTACCACTAGGACTTAGACATTCAATACTTGCAGGCATAAGTGCCGGTATATTAAATACTTGTCCTTCTTTTAAATTTGATTCAAATAATGCGCCTGTTGCAGTATCAATGTAATTAAGTTTAAAATTACCATCATTAATAAACCAACTTTTATTTTTAACTTTATGAAAGTGCATACTAGTTTTATTAGGTTTGTTAAAGCCTACAATTTTACTATAGTATGAATCTGTTTTAGCCCATGTTGCTTCGTAACCATAGGATGTTTGTTTTACATTTTCTGTCATTTATTCCTCTAGTAAATCTATAACTTGAAATACTGTTTCTAATTTAGAAAGGTTAGTTTTATTTTGTAGTGTATTACGTAGCCCTTGATGTAACGTCTTTGGCCAACACCCAAAATCAACCCATGCATACCCACTGTGTTCTTGATTAAGAATAGGAATAAACTCTCCTGTACAGCATACAAGGTATGTATGAAAATTAAACTTTGCATCATTAGATACAAAAGTTTCTAAAGGAATAGTTTTTACAATAGGAGTTGTTTCAGTTACTTCTTCGGCAATCTCTCTTTTGAGGGCTTCAAATGGTGTTTCACCGTTTTCGCTACCACCGCCAACAAGTCCCCAAGTACCGGCAGTTTTACCACCAGCTCTATGTAAAAATAAAAAACGTTTAGTGTCAAGAGCATAGAATAGTGCTCCACTACAAATTATCTTGTTCATACTAGTAATTAGCCGTCTAGTTTAATTGACCAGTCACCTTTGGCATATTCACCGTCTACACTTAGTAGCCATTGATCGCCGTCCCAGTAGTATTGTACACCTGTATTAAGATTTGTAGTATATAAAGTAGTAATTACTTCATCGTTGTATATAAGTTTATCAGCACTTGCATCAAATACTATTTGCCATGCAGTGCCATCCCATTCAATAATATCATTGGAGTTTGCAACAAAGTCTGTTCCGTTTGCATTTTTCCAAGCATCAGCACCATCTGTATTTGTTGTGCTACCAATGCTACCTAATAATAATAGTCTTAGTCCTGCTACTTTAGCAGTAGTTGGGTCATAACGTAACGGATCAATAATAAAGTCTATACTTGAATGTTGATTTGCATTACGTGCAGGGCCTTGTACAGTGCTGTTACTAGGCAATGTATCTTTATCAAAGTCAATTGTAAGTTTAGTTTCGTCTAATGGATTAACAGTAATACGTCCTGCAAGCATTCCGTTTATATCGGGCTTTCTAAAGTATGCAATACTTAACCCTGCTCTATAAGATCCTAATAATGCATCAAAATGGTCTCCCCATTTTATATTACTAGGCAATCCGTTTTTAAGAATTTGTGCTTGTCCATTTAAAATTAATATTCTATGTTGTGTATAACTTTTTACTACTTCTTTAGCATGTCTAGTTTTTTGTTTTCTTGGATTCATTATACCGTCACCGTCACTAGGTGCCGCACCTGTATCAACAACATTAGTAGTGTTATCTAATGTATCTTGTACAACAGTTTCAGTCATTCCGCCCATACTAAACAAATTAGTACCTTGTAACATCTGTTCAAAATCAACATATCCGTCACCGTCAAAGATACTAGTAACAATATTTGTAATAACGCCTAAACGTTTTACTTTTGCTGGAGGACTAATATAAATTGGAGTACTAAATGTCATTGATCCAACATCTATTTCGCTGTCAACACCTGTTGGTATTGAACGACTACTAAAGTTAACACTATCAAGCATAATAGTTGTTAAACTAGTCCAGTCTAAATAGTTGTCAGTTGTTTGTATATCTAAACTTGGATTAAAGAGCATTAATATTTGCTCCATAATTTGTAATTTCATATCTGTGTTTGTTGACCATAGATCAACATTTACAGTTAGCCTATATGGTGTTGGCATTAAACGTTCTACAGTATATTGTTTACCTGCTTGATCAGTATAGTCGCCTGCACCATCTTTTGCACGTTCTCTAATATGTCTTTTGTTTACATAACTAGAATCACTAGTACGATCTCTATCTAGTTCTAGTCCTGTAATATAAACAGCCATACGTGGCGCACTAGGTATTTTATTTTCTGAATTGTCTCTTAATATTGAGCCTACTTGTCTAGTAAGATCTCCGTACAATACAGGTACTTGCTTTTCAGTACCATCACCTGTTTGGTAGCTAAAGTTACTGAACAGACGCATCATCTGTACAAGATACTTTCTTATTTGTCCGTCATAAAAATGTTCAGCCATTAGTTATCTGCCTTAGGTTTTAATACTTGTGAAAGAGCTTGACGTTGTTGTGTTCTTTCATTGTAAAGTGTTATTGTGTGCAGTCCTGCATTTTTAATAGCAGTAGCACTTGGTAAAGTTAATTTTACAAGTTGTGTACTGCCGTCTTGACTTGTATATGGCTTTAGTATTCCAGGATAGTTAGTAGCACTATTCATTGGATAGTCTACAACTGCATAACTAACCATTTCGTTGCCATCTCTATTGTCGCTAGTATATTCTATTTTTATATATTTTGCTGACATATCAGCAATGTCTGTTAGCAACTCAGTTTGTCCAACTGTTAATTGCATAAAGTCTGTTGCTATTGGAGTATCGTATAGATAAGTGTCTACATCATTAATAAACGATCCTCTTAGTGTATCTTTAGTTCCGTTATTCATTGGAGCTCTCTTAACATCGTGTACTTTTATCCAACGATTTTTTTCGTATCTAAATAACCTTTGAGGTAAAAAGTCTGTTCGCATAAAATAGTCACCGTCTACAGAGTTAACTGGAAAACTTATACCACTACCAAATTGACTTCCGTTAGGTGCAAATTCGTCACCTATTAATAGTCCATCATATCCGTGTCCTCTAGGTGTTGCTTTGTCAGTTATTGTACTGCCATCATCAGCAACCTGTTCTACTGCGGCTCTACCTGTATCTTCATCTACTGCAAGTGTATATAATGCTGTATCTGTATCATACCCGCTTTTAGGAGTATTAGTATTTGCTTCTGCAACTACAGCATTGTTAACATTCATTTCTGCTTCGAATGTTGATAATACATCACGTAATGTACCATCTTCTGGATAGTCTTCACTTGCTGGTAAGTCAAGTATATCTTTGTACTCTTGACTGTCTACTATTTGTTTTAATTTAAGTCTATATAAGTGTGGATACCAAGTTGGTGAAAAGCCTTCTGCGGCTCTATTAATATCTTCAATAACATAAAAACGCTTTAGTGCTACACTAAAATCATTCATTGCATATTCATCTTTTAAATGAGGAAGTTCTATAACATCGCCGGGCATAAGTTTACGCCCAACTGTTTGTACTGACGTATTAATATGTACAGTCATAAACAATGTATCATTACTTAAGAACAAACCAAATTGGCTTAGATCAAAGTCAATGTCCTGTACATTGTAAATACCTCTGATAGTGTAGATGTCTTTATCATACTTTCTATCTCTATTTTCTAAAAACAACATATCTTGGATCTGTGTATGATCCTTTTCTGTTGTTCCGTCATTCGTACCGATATACTTATGGACAAACAGGTCTGTCCCTCCAATATCGAACATTTCATTTATCTGGCGGTCTAAGAATTGAAAGTCTTTTCCGCGTTCTGGTTTATATAAACTTAACTTTGGCATATACATATTTATCGTAACGATAGTAACTACGATAAATACTATGACGGAGAAACTATAATGGCAGTTAACCAAACACAAAAACAAGCAATATTTGACTATGTAAACGCCTTTCTGGGCGGCGGTATGGTTGATGTAGAACTGGATCCAATCCACTACGAAACTGCTTTATCTAAAGCACTTAGTAAATTTAGACAAAGGTCTGATAATTCAGTTGAAGAATCTTACTTGTTTATGCCCACTGTAGTTGATCAAAACGAATATGTACTACCAAATGAAGTAGTTGAAGTACGTAAACTGTTTCGCAGAAGCATTGGTTCAAGACCTGCTACATCTGCATCAGGTGGTCCTATCTTTACTACATCACATGTTGCTACAGTTTCAAAAAATCAAACATTTGCTACAAACTATAATTTAAATTCTATTGCAACTGTTGTTGTAAAAGTAAATGGTGAAGCAACTACTGATTATGCAATTGATTACGTAACTAGAACAATAACTTTTAACTCTGCACTAGCAGTTGGTGCTGTTGTTGGAATAGAATTATATGAATCAGGAGAAGCAGGCGGCGGATCATTGTTTGAACCGTTTAACTTAGCATACACAAATGCATACCTATTATCAAGTTCAAACATGGGCGGACTAGCAACATACGATATGTTTAGTCAGTACCAAGAATTAGTAGGCAGAAT